TGCTGACATATCTCCACCTTGTCCTGCAGTTGGTGATGCTAAAAGTGCATCATTCGGACTTAATGCAAATGATCCTTCTGGACCTGTTACAACTCGACCGCCGCCCGGACCCATAAATAAGTCCCCAGTCGGTTCTGCTTCTGTAGATAGTTCTACATTTCCAGACGTAGTTATAGACCATGGACCTGTAATTGTAGCGTTTGAAAGCGCAGTACTAAAAGCAGTCGCCGTATCAAATATCCCGGATAGAGAGCTAGCTCCTGCCATGGCTGTGCCGGCGATATTAACATTAGCATCTGTATTAAACATCTTTTGTAGTTGCTCATTAACTGCAGCTTGACCAGCTAATGCTTTTTCAGATCTCAATCCGGCTTCAACACCTAATGCTGATGCTCCTATGCCACTGATCATTATTCCTGTTGATACCATTTGATCTAAAGAATCAGCCATTCGTTGATCCGTAGTTCGCGTATCTTGAGCTTTTTCTAATTTTGCTAAGTATTCTGCTTTTGCTGCGTCATCTAATTTTTGAAATTCCGGCAAGGCTTTTACAGCTTCATTCATTTTTTCAGCCGACATATCCATTAATGTTTGGCCGCCAATTTGTGATAATAATTCTTGTTGCTGAAGTGTTCTTGATACAGTTGCTTCATCAGTACCCAATAATTGAGCCATTTGTTGGCGAGCAAATAAATTATTTTTAAGAGTTTTACCTTCTTGTTTAATAATTTGATTCATTAATTCGGCTTGTTTAACGCCTTCGCCTTGCAAGGTAGCTTGTCGATATGCATTCGTTAAACTTTCTCCACTAACTTCGTCAACTAATCTACGTCCTGATAGTAATTGATATTCAATTTCTTGACCAATACTTGATTCAATGTTTAATAAATTTTGACCGGTCTTATTTAAATCAGCCATAGTTAAACCTAATGCTTTAGCTTTAACTATTGCTAAACTTAATTTTTGCGGAACCTTACCATATTGTAATTGTAAATCTTCTGTTAAATTTGCAGTGTCTGCAATTAAATCGCGTGCTGATACTTGTATACCATAATTTTTAGTTAATGCTTCAGCCATTGCGCCATATCTAACTAACATTTCATCAGATTGTTTACCTACACCAGCTGAATAACGTATGAATTTATTGGCTTGTTCCGCGGATAATTTTAAATTATTTTGTATTAAAGTTTGCGTAGTATATAAAAATTTCTGAGTAGTTTCAGCTGCACCCTTTACCCCGGCAAATCCGCCGATGAGTGCTTTAAGATCTTGTCGATATTTACGTAATTTATTTCCGCCAACGCCTAATGATTTAGACATATTGTCTAATTCTGCACCTAGAACTGTTGCATTTTCTATATTTAAACCAAATGACTGTTGAAGACCTTTATTTGCTTCTTCTAAAAAATTAGTTTTACTAACGGCAGCGCTGTAATTATCTGCTAAATTTCTAATTTCAGCATTAACTTTACCTAATCCACCTATTAATATATTGTTGCTATTTGTTAATCCAGTTGTAGCAACATCCATGTTACCATATGCATTTGCTAGATCATCCCAAATACCACCTTGTTTCGGTTGTTGTTTTAAACGCTGTATGATATGTAGATTGTTATTGCTCATTTACAATAAATATTTATCTACGAGGATTTTGGGGTGTGTTTTTGTTTGTAGATTTAGTTCGTTTTGAATTTTCAGCGGCTTTTTGTGTTCGTTCATTTTCTTCTTCAATCAATTTATTTATTTTCTTGATGTAAAAACGACGCAAAAATAATGGCATATGATAAATATCATCCCAGCTTAGTCGTCCGGCACAGTACCACAATATTTCAAAAATACTTTCGTGAAATTTTACACGGTCAGCTGGTTTAAAACCAAAGAAGGTCTGCTCCAATTTGAAATGGGGCGATGAAGGTGCTCCCATCTTCACCTTCAAATTCATACTGATAATTTAACCCCGGAGCTTTTAATGTTACGTATTTTCTAAATTCTTTAGCATCGCCGGCTAAAAATGAATAACGTATAAAATCTTTGATTTCTTCGTGATTTCTATTGCCATTTACTTCTTTAATGTAATTTAATAAAAAATCACTAACAGTATTAAAATCGTTAGTTGTTAAATTATATGAAAATTTTATGATATCACCGGCATTCGTTTTGTATTCAAATTCTCCATTATCATCTGAAACTAAATCGAAAGATTTTGGTTGAATTTTCTTTAAATCAACTTTTCGTTCATATTGTTTGCCGTTTTTATTGTCTGTTACTACTACTGGATAATCAGATCCGTATGAAACAATTCGAGCATTAATAATTAAACCATCGCGGTCCAATTCAGCAATATCTGATATAACAACGTCTGTTAATACTAATGATTCTAGTAATTTTTCAAACACAACTCCTTCGCGAATATAACTTATATTAGTTAAAATATCTTCATCATATGCAGTCATATACCGCATTTCTACTTGACCAGAAGCTAATGGATGCGATTTTGGATAAATTACTCCGCCGCTTGGTAAATTTACAATGATACTTGGTAACTTGCTTTGTTGACGTTTTTCGAAACGTTGTTTTGCAATATTAATTATATCCGGATTGCCTAATCTTGTTGTATTTGTATTACTCATATATAACCTTTATTATAAATATGTAAGAACATAAAAAATGGGGGCAAAAGCCCCCATAATAATATAAATTAGAAATTTAAGAATGCCCAATCATATCGAAGTGTCATTGAAATTTCTTGAACTGCATCACTTGACCAATCATATGTGCCAAAATTAGAGTCAACTATAAATGCACCTTTTAAGATCCATTCTTCAATTACTTCTCCTAATGGAGACAGTTGATGTAAACGTATTTCTTTTTTATAGAATGATGAATAGCCATCTCTACCTGTTGCAGATTCATGATGTAAACGTACCCATTCCATTACTGCTTGTGCGCCAGATGGAACAATTGCATCATAAAGTGTTACTTCAATCGAGTTCCATTCAGATTTGCCTTTAACATAACGTTTAACATTGATCATGTCTAAAGCAACTTCGCCGTTTGTCATTGACGGTTTAGCAGAAGTTTTAATAAGATATGACGGAATGCCTTGTACTTCCATGATAAACTGATGTTGACGTTTCGGTTCCCATGAAAATGCAGTATCAAACATTTCATTTTCAGAAGCATAAGCCAAATTTTGATTTATTTGTTGTTCTAATGCCATTTTATATGTCCTTATTTTTAATATAAATATCAACGTAAATAAAAAAAGGTAGAACCGAAATTCTACCTTTTAAACTTTTTATTTTAAAAATACTATTCAGGGAAACTTGCTCCGGTTGGTTGAATATTGAAATCTAAAATAATGAATTCAGCCGTACGAGTCGGTTGAAGGAATATTTGTCCGTATAAAATATTTTGGTCAATTAAATCTGGTGTATTATTTGATTGATCCATTACTACTCGGAATGCATATAATCCTTGCTGAGCTCTTACTTGTTCCATGTATGGATTAACGATGCTTAAGAATCTGTTTCTCGTCGCTGATGTATTTTGTTCAAATACTAAATAACGAGTTGAAGATGCAATAAATTTCTTAACTGTAATTAATAAACGGCGCACATTTACGCGGTCTAATGCGCTCGGGCGAGCCTGTAATGTCTTTTGCCCCCAAACACATACTCCATCATTTAAGAAGTTCGCAATAGGGTTAATACGAGCTTGATACAATGAATCTCGATCTGATTGACTCAATCTCTTATATGTATCAGTTACTTGTGTTAATCCTCCACGATTTAAACCAGCTGGCGCATACCATGGTGCTGATACTGCATCGTTAAATGCTAATACTCCAGGAACCATTACTGATGCTGGTACCCATAATGGAACATTTTTACTTGGATTGATAATTCTCAACCATGGCCAATAAGTTGCTGCATAGCTACTATCAACTGTTGTTACTTGATTAATTACGGTATCAGTACTGTCTGTTAATGCATTTGAATCCATTACATAAAATGTATCTTGACGAGTTTCAGCCATGTTTCTAGCAATCTGCGTAATATATGGATGTAAACTATGAATGATACCTGGCGTTAACAACATGTTCATATCATAATAGTCGGTATTTGATAACAATGTAAATGCTTTGTTATATGATACAGCACCAGTTGCAGTTGATGTTGAACAATCAAATCCAAATGTATTCGTTGCAGTAATATACTGTCCTGCATATTTTTTTAGATTTGGTTTAGCTCCATCAAAACCTCCTTGAAAACCTACAATAAATTTACGAGTGTCAAGTGATACATTAGTTGATAACGTTCCCGTTGTTAATGCTTCTTCCAATGAACCTGAATATGCAGATGTTAATGACGGGAAAGCTGCTTGTAAAGATTGACTAACATTTCCTAAATAAAAATCTGCGTTGCTTCCAGTTGAGGCATTTGCTACAACGATTGGAGCTAAATAATTCAAATTGTTTTGTTTAGTAAAATCAAATCCATGATAATTATTTGAACTATATGCATTATTTAATACCTGTGATGTAACATATGATGTAGCTAATAAATTAGTCGATGACACATTTGGAACCGGTGAATATAATGCGCGGAAACCAAATGGAATTAATGTTTTATCATTTGTTTTATTTGCAACAGCATCTGTTACTTCAACTCGTATATATTTAGATAAATTTGGATAATCTCCATTTACTACAATGTTATTATTAGCATCTAACGTTTGAAAGCGGTCGCCAATTACGCGAGCAATATAACGAGGAGAATCTGGATCTAAATTTACATTCAAGAATTGTTCAACACGATCTGGAGTAGAATCAGTATCATTTGATGTATATGGCGAATTTGCAATACCTGGTATTACTGTATTAACTCTACGAACTTCTACTGTAAATGTTCCATATCCATTTGGATCAGAAACTTCTGATGATGTTCTTACATCTCGAATACCAACCTTTGTTTCATAATTAACTGAAGTACCATGAGATAAAGTATGAAAACGGAATAAGTTTTTAACAGCACTACCAATTTTTTGTGATGTAATCCATGGTGTATTCGCAGTTTGATAATCTTGACGTAAATCTAAACTAGATATAATACCTAACGTTGTTGTTACAGCACCTAAATTTGCAAATGAAGCAGTAGCTGCGCTATTTTCATATTGAACATATACTGGATAGTCTGTTGATTTAGGTGAATTGCCAAATACTTTTGTTAAGTATTTATTGCTTGAATTTACAATAGATGATGAAATTGCAGCGCCTTCTGCTTCTAAAAATGCACCCGTAAATCCAATTGCAGAATCTGATGCTGCTACATATGATCCTGAAATTTTTAATGCAAATGATCCAGACCCTGCATCAAGCAAAACTGAATCTTCAAATAATGCTGTTGTACCATCTGTTGTTACAGCTTGAGTTGGATGTAACACGTGTGTTATTTCAGAAACAGATGCTGATGTTGCAATGATTGCTAATGCGCCATTAGTTAATCGATATCCATCTTCATATAATAAACGTGTTACTGTAATTACATTTCCATTTCGCAAATAATCTTGTACAACAAATGGAACATATGAATCATCAGTGTATGATCCAAATATTTGTTCAAATTGTCCAAAAGATGTAATTTGCGTAGGAACTAATGCAGGTCCTTTTACTGTAGGTCCTACTACTGATGCACCAATTTGTGCAACGCCGCCGGCTAAAAACGATTGATCTACTTCGTTCGTAAATACGCCTGGCGAAACTATTCTTTCTGCCATTTAATACTCCTATGATTTTTTAATAATAAATATGGGTTTATTCTGTCAAACCAGAATCTGGAGTAAATGTTCCATCAGCTATATTGATTTGCCCATCACCATACCGTTCACGCATTTTGTCAAGTAATTCTTGTTCCTGTTTGCGAAGCGCTTCAAATTCCGTGTAAAATCGTTCTTGTTCCGAATTTAAATATTCTAAACGTCGATTAATTGCAATTTGTTCTAATGAAATACTACCCAATGCATTTGCGTTAGTTGCAAATGAGTTGCGAAGATTTTGCAATTCATCTAGATGTTCTTTGTCTAATTTTCTTGTCATTTTTTCCTTTATTTTGTTTTTAATGTATTTAAATTGTTTTGTATAGCTGTTTTATACATTTCTGGCATATCTTGTTGTTCTAATTCTTTGAATAAAGAAATAGATTCATCCCATAACCCAATCCACCAAGAACTAACAGCTTGTTCAAATCGTAAACCTAATATTCCTGGATATTCTATATCAGTTCGTGTAGCTGCAGGTTCCGTTGCATGTTCTTGTCCTAAAACTGACATGGTATATGATTCTTGCCAATCGCGGTTGCGTTCATATATTCTTGCAAGTAAAAAATATGCTTCTGGTCTTTTAGGTTTTAAAGAAACTGCACGCAATAAAATACCTTTAATTGTAAAGATACGATCGCCTTGGCGTTCAAAACACAAAGCCATACGTAATGATGCTTCATATTGTAAATTTACATCATACCCAAATTCGATGCTACGTAAATAGAATCCAGCAGCCGATGCTGTTTGTCCTTGCTGTTCATATGCATATCCTAGATTAAAATTAACTTCTTGGTTTCTAGGTTCTTGTATATATCGTTGCAACCAATATTCTATTGTCATGATTTACTTTCTGGTGTTACTGCATTTTCACATCCTTGACATAATGCAAAACATTGCAATGGACGTGGAATTACATCTTCATAATCTTGTTCGTAGAT